TAAAATACAAACCAAAAGCAAAAAACGTTAAACGTTTAGAATTATATTTAAAAAAATACTATGGCAGACATAAAGATAAGTCAACTAACGTCAAAAAGTAGTGACCTTGCACTTACAGATGAATTTGCTATTGCAGAAAGCGATGGTAGTGGTGGTTTTGCTTCTAAAAAAATAACAGGAAACGAAATTAAAGACGGTGTTCGTCAAACCACAACAAGGGATATATCAAGCTTTCCAAATACTTTGACAATATCAAACGTCAATAAATTTTTACAAATAAGCAACGGTATTGCAAATACTACAACAATACCACCGAATAGTAGCGTGGCTTTTCCAATAGGAACACGAATCGAAGTTACGCAAAGCGGAAGCGGTCAATCACAAATTGTAGCTGGTACAGGGGTAACGCTAAGAAGTGCTGGAGGTGCAACAAAAATAAACGCACAGTATGGAGTGGCTACATTGCTAAAAGTAAGCACAGATATATGGCATTTATTTGGAGACATAACAACATAAAAAAATGGCAAACACAATAGGTTACGGACAAGGCGCAATAAACAATACAATTGATTGGGGTCAAGGAGCGACTGATAATACGATTGATTGGGGTAAATCTCAAACGCTATCTCCGGGAGGCGAAACAAACATAACAGGAGGAGGCGGTGCATCTTATAGCACAAATTCATTTGAGTTTGACGGCTTGAATGATGGTTTAGGATTCGGATCTACGTTTTCGTTATCGTCTGCTGCTTTTTCTATTTCGATATGGTTTAAATGGACGGGTGACTATGTCAATAGCGAAATGTTTATTTTAGGGCAAAGAACTTCAAATGGAAATTACTTTCAATTTTTAAGCTCTACACAAATACGATTAAAAATACAAAACTCAACAAAAGACTTTACAAGTAGCTCTATAACTATACCACAAAACACATGGTCACATTTAATGGTGATACGCAATGGATCCAATTCTTTGCAACCATACATAAACGGTCAAGCATTTGGAACGGCTCAAAGCATTACAACAGGTATTAGCCTTGACTCTTTTGGGAGGGTGATAAACGCATCTTTTGGATTTAAAGGATTTTTAGACGAACTTTCCATATACAATACAGACCAGACTGCAAATGTTGCTACTATATATGGAAGCGGAAAACCTACGGATGTAAGCGGATTATCGCCTATAATTAATCTAAGAATGGGAGAAAATGCTACGTTTGATAGTGGAACAGGAAGATGGACTGCCACAAGCATAGGTAGTGACACAAGAACGGCTACAAGTCAAAACATGACTGAAGCAGCAAGGACTACCGATGTACCAATTTAGAAGAAATGAAAAACAATATCAAAACATACTCAATAATTAATATAGCAGATTTGCCTTTAATTGATTTTTCACAGATTGCGGAAAATGACGAAACTACAATACGCGCAACTTATGATGGTTTAAAGTTTATTATAAAGTATAACATAGTGCCAAGTTTTGTAATGGACGGAAGCGTTGTGCCTTTACAAGTTTTGACGTATAGCGAAGCTTTAATTCTTGCTAATACTGCCGAATGGCAAATACCAATGGACAATAAAGAAATTATAAAGAAATAATTATTTAAGAATGCACACAAAGGTTTTAGCAATATTGTATTTTCTAACAGGTTACCTTGCAGCCTTTAGTTTGTTTTGGACTGATGCTTTTCACTTAAGATGCATTGCGTGTTTTCTTATAATTTATCTAACTTACCAATTGGTAGAACAACTTGAGAAATGAAATTACAGTTACTTTTGCTGTTAACTAAACTACAAACTTATTCTATGCAACTTTTCGCAATAGTCAGCAGCTTCTTTTTGCCTATTTCTGGCATTTTGATTTTAATTGGTCTGTCTGTAATACTTGACACTATAACAGGAGTCTGGAAAGCACACAAGCTAAAAACGAAAGTAACATCAAGAAAACTTAGTGCGATCATATCTAAAATACTTCTTTACGAAGTTACAGTCATGCTATTCTACTTAATAGACTACTACATTTTAAACGATATAGTATTAACATTTTTTAGTGTTGAACTAATGACAACTAAAATTTTAGCTTTAGTTTTAGTATCTATTGAAGTAATTTCTTTGAATGAAAATATAAAGGCAGTAAAAAATGTAGATTTATGGACTGCACTTAAGAACCTATTTGCAAGAGCAAAAGAAGTTACGCAAGACTTCAAAGACATCAATGCGAAAGATAAATAAAATCATATTACATTGCACGGCAACGCCACAAGGACGTGAAGTTAGCGTAAGCACGATAAGAAAGTGGCATTTACAACGTGGTTTTAACGATATTGGCTATCATTTCCTCATACATATAGACGGAAAAATCGAACGCGGTCGGTCAATTAAAGAGCCTGGAGCTCATACGCGACTTCAGAATAAAAATTCAATAGGTATTTGTTACGTTGGAGGTATGTCTAAGGATATGAAGAAAGCTAAAGACACACGAACACAAGCACAGAAAGACAGTCTTATAAAACTTATGCACGAATTAATCTACAAGTACAATAAAGATATGACGATTCACGGACACAACGAATATGCAAACAAAGCTTGTCCAAGTTTTAACGTACAAGAAGAATATGCGAATTTATAGCCTTATTTGCGTTCTAACGCTATTTAGTTGCTCATCGAACTATCACTATAGGAAGGCACTTAAAAAGGGCTTAGAACCTCTTATATCAAGTGACACAATTCGGATAGCCACAATTGATTCGATTCCAGTAGTGAAACACGACACTATAGTATATGAGAAATACTTTAGCAGTAAAGACACAATAGTACACTATGAGAACGTTTTTGTGCCTAAGACAAGGTTAGAAACACGAATAGAATATAAGATACACAGAGACACTATAAGACTTGAAACAAGAGTAGAAGTACAAAGAGCAAAAGCAAGTAAACAACCTAACTACTTACTATGGATATTTCTGATCGTTCTTGTTTTAGCAGCTTTACAGTTGTTTAAGAAATTTATATGAGCGAAAACAAACGGTATAGACTTACAAAAGACGAAGCAGAAATACTGTTTCGATACAGAGGTTTAAAAGCAGCTTCAGAAGAAGCAGGTGTAGACGTTGAAAGCGTTAAACACGGATGGCTTAAAACAAAACAAGCAAGTCTATTCTTTAAGAACCCACTACATAAAGACGATGCAGAAAACAAGCTAGAAGAATTAAGCAAAAAGCTTGTAGAAGATTTAAAACAATTTGCACCTAAGTTTCCTAAGTTAGTACGCAAAGAAAAAACGAAAGATTATTTACTTGTAATTGATCCTGCAGATATCCACATAGGCAAACTTGCAGATTCATTTGAAACAGGCGAAGACTACAACAACCAAATTGCCGTTAAACGTGTCAAAGAAGGCGTTCAAGGCATTTTAAACAAAGCACAAGGTTTTCCTATAGATAAAATTTTATTTATCGGTGGTAACGATATTCTGCACATCGATACACCACACCGTACTACGACAAGCGGCACAAATCAAGACACTACAGAAATGTGGTATCGAAATTTCTTAATAGCTAAACAACTTTATGTAGACATTTTGCTGCAATTGATCGCAGTAGCAGACGTACATTTTACTTTTAACCCAAGTAATCACGACTACCAAACAGGTTTCTTTCTTGCCGATGTTATAAAAACGTACTTTAGAAACTGCAAAAATATTAGCTTTGACTGTTCAATAGCACATCGTAAAGCGTATTCTTTCGGAAGCAATCTTATAGGCACTACACACGGTGACGGTGCAAAGCATCAAGACTTACCTTTGCTTATGGCAACAGAATTCCCATTAGAATGGTCTGAAACTAAGCACAGGTATGTTTATACACACCACGTTCACCATAAAACAAGCAAAGACTATATAGGAGTAACCGTAGAATCTTTACGTTCTCCAAGTGGTGCAGATTCTTGGCATCACAAGAAAGGTTATTTGTCTTTAGCTGCAGTAGAAGGTTTCATTCATCACCGTGAAAACGGACAAGTAGCAAGACTTACACATTTATTTTAATTTTTTTTTGTAGTATTTACAAGACTTACAGACGTTTTTTGAAGTTATTTTGTTAAAAACTTGCTTTTTATTGTTGATAATTAGAAAAGAGTACTTATATTTGTGTATACAAAAACAGTAAAACACTTAAAAAAATGAACAGAAAAGAAACGTTAGAGCTTCTGATAGAGATTGAGGAAGCAATTGAACACTTTGATAAAAGAATAGAGGATGCCGAATGGTCAAACACGTTTGGATATGGCTTCGAAATACCTCAGATACGCAAGAAAAACACGCACAATATCGTTATCTACGGAATGTGCATAGGCAGATTAAACGAAAGATTTACGAAACAACTTAACACACTTAAATAATGAAAGACGAACTAAAAGACACGATTTACGGCATAATATTTTTATGCTCTTTAGCTACAATGTATTACTACACACTTTTAATATTTAGATAAGATGAAAGGAGAAATAGAAATATTT